CTATCAGCATCAGCAGCGATCCTCCCCTTGGTGTTATCTTCCACTTCCCGTTCTTTTGAGGCTCGATATAACCAGACGCCTTATAGCTGTCTATTTTCTCTTTTGGAATGACGTCAGCCATCTCCTCCTTTTGCCTGATCATCAAAAGATACCCGACATCGGACATTGTTAATCCTGATGTCATCATCTGTTCAAAATTAATATACATAAGTTAATGAGTTAAAATATTGACCTAATCTTTCTAGCTATTTTCTCTACTATACCAGGATGATCGGTATCGTTGTATATGTTAATCAACGTGCGTAATATATATAGCCTTGTATACTTATCGGAAAGATTGAACCAAGCTTCCTCTATACGACTATTTATCGGCTTAAACATCCTCAACTCAGGTATAAGTTCATATGCTAAAACTTTTTTTCTATCCACTAATCCAAGCATATTAGCCGTTTCGGTTATAGCTGCACACATAGTTAACTCACGTCTACATTCTATAGCATTGTAAGCTCCTATCAATACCCTAAGGCCGTCTGCTTTCGATAATCTCTTTCCCTTTCTCATATTGTTTTACCGTATAAGATTCATTAGCCATACCAACCCTGCCAACTGATATGGATTGATTTATTGATTGATTAAGATGTCCTATAACCGACATCTTAGCCCTAACCGTATTGGCGCATCTTAGAAGGATGCGATAATCCTCTAACGCCCTCTCGTATCTTACGTCCACCCTAGCCCTTTTATCAGCATCAGTCATGCTCTTACATGTTCCGTCCTCCCTCAGGCTTATAGCGATCTTGTCCCGTATGATTCTGATATCATCCTCGGCTATCACCAGTTCGGCGTCAAGAACCCCCTTGTATGAGCTAAGAAGATCCTCCACCGCCACAACTTCCCTTTTCAGGTTCTCCAATTCCAATATCATTGAGTTGTCATTTATCCTTTTATACTCCTGTACTTTATTGGATACCTCATCACAGATACTCATGATCTCCTTTTCCCGTTCCCGATTTATGATATATCTGATGCTGTATTTAGCCATTTCCTTTAACGAGGATATAATTTCCTTTATCCCCATCTTATCCTCAACCGACAATACGGTCTTCAAGAACATTTCCAGCACCTTTATCACTACAAGCAAGTAGTTATGTCTCAATCTCATGTCAATAAGGTGTTTCGTCATGCACTACATTGAAATCATCACTGGGCGGTATATATTGTT